AAGAACCTACAACTGCATATACTGCTAGTGGCACAAGTTTAACTTTAACTTCTGCTACATCTGCTAGTGATGATATGTATGCAATCTTTTTAGGTAAAGCTGTGCAAACAGTTAATCCACCTGCTGGCTCAGTTAGTTTAGATAAAATAGATTCTACTGCTAAATCTTTTTTAACTAGAAATTATAGAAACATCATCATCAATGGTGATATGAGTATTGCTCAAAGAGGAACTTCTACTGTTTCTATAACTGCTAGTGGTTATTATACAGCTGATAGATTTAGAACAGTAGCATCTTCTTTTGGAGCTTGGACACAATCTCAAGATACAGATGTTCCTAGTGGTCAAGGTTTTTCAACATCTTTAAAATTAGATTGCACAACTGCTGATGCTTCTCCATCTGCATCTGACGTTTTTTTTATTCAACAAAGAATTGAAGGTCAAATATTACAATATTTAAAAAAAGGAACTGCAAATGCAGAAAGTCTAACATTATCTTTTTGGGTTAAATCAAATAAAACAGGAACATATATTTTAGAATTATATGATGCTGATAATTCAAGACAAATTTCAAAATCATATACAATAAATAGTGCATCAACTTGGGAAAAGAAAACTTTAACTTTTGCTGGAGATACAACAGGTGTTTTTGATAATGATAATTCAGCTAGTTTAGATGTAAATTTTTGGTTAGGTGCTGGTTCTACTTATACGTCAGGAACTCTAAATACATCTTGGGGTGCAAGAGTAGATGCAAACAGAGTTGTAGGTCAAGTCAATCTTGCAGACAGCACATCTAACTACATCAACATCACAGGCATACAATTAGAAGCTGGAACAACTGCATCTGATTTTGAGTTCTTGCCTGTTGATGTGAATTTAGGAAGATGTCAGAGGTATTTTCAATCTTTAAATGGTGCAGATGCAACAGCATTAGGTGATGGAATTACTCAAACAAGTACAACATCTAGAATTTATGTTAGTTTTATAAATCCAATGCGTTCATCTCCAACGGCAACTTTTTCTACTTTAGCTATTACTGATTCTGTAAATTATGGACCAGCAGTTACTTCTATTGATGCTATTGCAAGTGGAACAACAAGTGCAAGATTAAGTTTAACACATAATAGTGGTGCTTCAGCACTTCGTCCTGCAATGTTAATATTAAATAGTGCAAGTGGATATTTACATTTAAGTTCGGAGTTATAATTATGATTAATACAGTTACAAAAAAATATGACACTTTTACAAATAGATTTGTAAGTTATGAAATAGTTTATAATAGTGGTTTAGTAGCAACTGTACCACTAGACCCAGCAAACACAGATTACCAAGCAATACAAGAGTGGATTGCAGAAGGAAACACAGTAATAGATAACGGAGCAAATAACTAATGGCAATAACAAAAATACAATCAGAAAGTCTTAACCTTGCAGACGACTTTGCATTTACTGGTACAATTACTGGTGCTGGTGGTGGAAAAATTTTACAACATGTTACTAATACATCTGGATCAGGAACTTCAACAACTGCAACTGGATTTACTGCTACTTCTGGATTGCCAACTGTTAGTATAACACCAAGTTCAACATCAAGTAAAATACTTGTTTTTGCAAATTTTGGAGAAATGAAAGTAAGTAGTGGTGAAGGTTATATAACTATATTCAGAGATAGTGTTGATTTAGGAAGAAATAATTACGGAATGACTGGAACAAGATCAACAACAACAACTCCTGCTGGTGCTGGAATTATTACGGATATTCCAAACACTACATCTCAAATTACTTACACCGTTAGAGTAAGAGGTGGCACAGGAGTTACAGTTACTGTAGGTGGAGTTGGACAAACTTTAACATGTTTAGAATTAGGAGCATAAAATGGCAACAAGTGGAAATAAAATAGTTGAAGCAGTAAAATTAATAAATCCTGATGCACAATTTAGTGTAACTGATGAAGATATTAATAAAATTCAATGGCACAATGGAACTACACCTATTTCTAAATCAGAAATAGAAGCCATGATACCAATTGTTGAACAAGAAATGGCACAAGCACAATTAGATAGAGAAACTAAAAAACAAGAAGCTGAAGTAATTATGGAACAATTAGGATTAACCAAAGAACACTTAAAAGCATTAGGATTATAATATGGCATATTTAGGAAGACAACCCATTGTAGGAAATTATCAAGTACTAGACGCACTTACAGCTACGACTACTGATACCTATGCACTAACAAAAAATAGTGTTGCAGTATTTCCACAAACTCCAGCGAACTGCATTGTATCGTTAAACGGAGTTATCCAAGCACCTTATGATTCTTATACGATATCAGGTTCTAACATTGTATTTGCTTCTGCTCTAACTGGTTCTGATAGCATAGACTTCATTACAGTATTAGGAGATGTATTAAATGTAGGTACTGTATCCGATGGTACGATTGGAATTGCTAAACTATCTGCAACAGGAACTCCAAGTTCTTCTACTTTTCTAAGAGGTGATAATTCTTGGGTATCTGCTGGTGGTGCTAACACTCCAGCTTTTGAAACATATATGTCATCAGGACAAACTGGTGTTGCAGATAATGTTTTTGTTAAATTAAATTTTAATACAGAAAGGTTTGATACTAACAGTTATTATGATACATCTACATATAGATTTACACCTTTAGTAGCTGGTAAATATTATATTTACGCACAAGCATATTGTTATCCAACATCAGCAGATAGTATTTATTCTGCTGATATTTCTATTTATAAAAATGGAAGTAATTATAAATATGCTAGTTTTAGAGCAAATTCCTCTTATCCAATAGGTGAAGTTACTAAATTTATTGGTGCAACAATAGAATTTAATGGAAGTACAGATTATGTTGAAGTTTATGGAAGAATAAATGTAACAACAAGTACAGGAAATTTTGAAGGTACATCTGCTACTAATGTATTTGGCGGATACAAAATTATAGAATAGGAATTATTATGACAAACTTATCAACTAAAATAAAACTATACGCAAACCAAGAAATAGATTTTACTAAAGATGTTATCTTGCAAGACAATTCAGATGGCAAAGGAGTATTCATAGCTGAATGGAACTTACCTATTGCTAAACCTACTAAAGCACAATTAGATGCACTTGATGCACAAGCAACTACTTATGAGAACAATGAAAAGATTAAAGCAACTAGAAAATCTTTATATGGTTCTTGGGATAAGCAATTAGAAGAAATTTACGATAATGGAATAGATAGCTGGAAAGCTAGAATAGCACAAATCAAAGCTGATAATCCTAAGGAGTAAGACATGGCTCTTATTTCTGTTTCTAATAACGCCTTACAAAATATAACGGCAGTACCAGCTTCTGTACCTACTGGTGCTTTAGTATTATTATCTACCCAAACTGCAAGTAGTTCAGCTTCTATTAGCTTTACATCAGGAATAGATAGTACCTATGATTCCTATGTGTTTAAGTTTATCAATGTTCACCCATCTATTGATACTGTAAGATTTGAATTTAATGGAAGTACAGATGGCGGTTCTAACTACAATGTAATAAAAACAACTACATATTTTAGTGCTTATCATGCTGAAGCAGATGATACTGCTGTTTTGAATTATCAAACTTCAAGAGATTTAGCTCAATCAACATCTTTTCAAAATTTAGGATATTCAGATAGTAATAATGATGATGCTTCTTTATCAGGAACATTACAATTATTTAATCCTAGTTCCACTACCTATGTAAAACATTTTATTTCTGAAAATAATGTAATGCATGCATATCCTATGCCTTTGAGTAGTTATGTTGCTGGTTATTTTAATACTACAAGTGCTATAAATGCAATTCAGTTTAGATATGATGCTGGCAACATTGATGACGGCATCATCAAAATGTATGGAGTGAAATAATGCCTTTACTGTATCACAACAATAACTCTATCTCTAATGTAACTTCATTCCCACAAGTACCTAGTGGAAGTCCTGTATTATTATCTACGGCTACTGCATCAGCTTCTAGTTCTATTAGCTTCACAAGCGGTATTGATACCACCTATGATGTTTATTATTTTGAGTTTATCAATATTCACCCAAGTGTTGATGATGCAAGTCTTCAATTTAATTTAAGTACAGATAGTGGAAGTAATTATAATGTAACTAAAACCACAACTTTTTTTAGAACTTGGCATGGAGAAGATGATGCTTTAACTACATTGACATATGATGATGGTAGAGATTTGGCACAATCAACAGGTTATCAAATTATAGGTGCAGGAGTAGGAACAGATAATGACCAAAATTTATCAGGTTCAATGACTTTATTTAATCCTAGTTCTAATACATTTGTAAAACACTTTTTAAGTAATATAAGTATTCTCACATCAAATGATTATAATAGAAATGACTTTATTGCAGGATATGGAAATACAACAAGTGCAATAAATGCAATCCGTTTTCAAATGTCATCAGGCAACATAGATGCTGGAACAATTAAAATGTATGGGATTAAATAATGCCACTAACTAAATTAAATAATAAAGCTGTAGCAAATGTAACTTCTATACCAGTTTCTTTAGGAGATATGGTATTAGTATCTAGTGCTACTGCTTCATCTTCTGCTAGTATAGAATTTTCATTGGGGAATTATAAGGAGTATAAATTCTTCTTTGTGAATATTCACCCACAAAATGATGGCGTACAATTTAGATTTCAAACTTCAACAGACGGTGGAAGTAATTATGGAGTTACTAATACTTCAACATATTTTATTGCTTATCAAAATGAAGCTGGTACAGAAAATGATTTAACTTACATTACAGGAAGTGACCAAGCACAAACAACAAATGATATTGCATTAGGTAGTGGGGATAATGCTAATGACAGTGGTATAGCTGGAACATTACAGATTTTTAATCCATCATCAACAACCTATGTTAAACATTGGATTAATAGGTCAATCAATGATCCAAGTTCGTATGCACAAGATGAATTTCAAGCTGGATATTTTAATACCACATCAGCATTAACTAATATCAGATTCCAAATGTCTAGCGGAAACATAGATGATGGTAAGATATTGATGTTTGGCATTAACTAAAATGGCAAGCATTTTAGCCAATGAATTTTGCTTTGCTCAAAGCATTAAATAATATATAGGAGAATATATGGAACATAAAATAGTAAATGGTATTCAAGTACCTCTAACCGCAGAAGAAATAGCACAAAGACAAGCAGAAGAATCAGCTTGGTTAGGTGGTGCTTATCAAAGATCCATGAATGATTTAAGACAAAAAAGAAATGCTTTGTTATCTGCCACAGATTATTTAGCATTATCTGACCAAACCTTATCTCCAGAAATGTCTGCATACAGACAAGCATTGAGAGATATAACTGAAGGATTACTAACAGTAGAAGAAGTGAATGCTGTAGTATTTCCTACAAAGCCATAATTAAATGCCTAAGCAATCTTCTACAGAAGTAAAATTGGAATATATCTGCAGAGAGATTAAGGAACTTAAAGAAGAACAAAAACAACTAAGAGCTGATATTAATAAAGGCAAAGGTGCTATTTGGTTATTGATTGCTATTTCTGGTATTGTAGCCGCAGCTCTATCTTATTTTAGAAACTAACTCTTGACATATATTGCGTTGCAACATATATGCACGCATATGATACCTTATAACAACGAAGAAATGGAGTGGTTAAGTTATGTTTAATAATCCTTTTAAGTTTCCAACTTATGCGGAATGGAAAGAATCTGTAGAGAAAATTAATGCAGATGTAATGAAGTTCTACAAAGATTGGTTTTCTGATTTAAAAAAATATTTAGACAAATAGTTTTATTCTGTCATACTAATTAGTATGAAGTTTGCACTAATTATGTATATTTGTTCTGTAGTTGCAGGACAATGCGGAGATGGAATTACAGATCCTGTAGTTTATCCAACGCATAAAGATTGTGCGATAGCTGGCTATACTAAATCCTTAGAAATTATCACAGACATGGATGAAGCAGATGTCAATAAGAATAAGCTGTTCTTTTCTTTTACTTGTACACAAGCAAATTACAGCTAACAATATCTAGTAGTATCTATTTACACATATACAACATATAGCTATACAACTATATAGTGTTATGGGTATTAATGACAAACATAATAAAGGTATTATATCAGAATTGGTTGCTCTTACCTACCTTGCTAGACTTCCTGATACTATTGTATTTCAAGCTATTCATGGTGTTGGTCCTGTAGATATTGTTACTTTTAATGTAAAAACAAAAGAGTATATTAACTATGATGTTAAATCTGTGTCTTTCAGAAAGAGCAAAAGCTATGGCTGCAAAGAAGGTACTAGAATCAATAGATGTGCCAGCAAAAAACAAAAAGACTTAAATGTAAAAATATTATATGTCTACGAGGATGGAAGAGTTAAAGTACAGGATTAAAGAACACGAGGGGTTCAGAGATACTGTCTATTATGATCACTTAGGAAACGCTACAGTAGGTTGGGGTCATCTAGTTACATCCGAAGATAACTTTACTTCTGGAGTTACCTACCCAGAGGAAGTGCTGGAGCAAGTCTTTGAAAAAGATTTTGCCAAAGCCAAAGAAGGAGCAGATGAATTGTGCAGAAATCTACCTATTAATTATATTGCAAGAGGTGTGATTATTGAAATGTGTTTTCAATTAGGCAAAACAGGAGTTTCTAAATTTAAAAAAATGTTTGCAGCATTACAGACAGAAGATTATACAACAGCTAGCGAAGAGATGTTAGATTCTAAATGGTTTGAACAAACACCAGTTAGAGCTAAGTCTTTATCTTATATTATGAGGAGTTCTAACAAATGATTTGGAGTATCTTACCAACTCTATTTAAAACAGGAGTAGATGTCTTTAACAAAAGGCAAGAAACCAAACGATTAGAAGCTCTTGCAGAACGAAACTATATGGAACGAGTAGCCAAAGGCGAAGTAGAATACCAATCCAAAGTCATGGATAATCAAAATCAAGGGTGGAAAGATGAGTTAGTGCTTATCATTGTATGCTTACCTATTGTTATTCTTGCTTGGTCTATCTTCTCTGGAGACCCTCATGCCAAAGAAAAATTAGATATGTTCTTTGAATATTTCAATAATTTTCCAGAATTTTACAAGTGGTTAGTAGTAGGAATATTTGGTTCTATCTATGGATTAAAGCCAGGTATTGATTTATTAAAGAAAAAATAATGTCACAAGATATTTACAAAATGTTCAGTTCACAGTATTCCAAGAAGATAAGTTTATTATCACAACAAGGAGTGGGTTATGGCAAAAAAAAATCTTCTAGGACTAGCAAAGCTACCAAAAAAAAAGATAAGAAGAAAAGGTAGACATTCCAAAAAGCATAAAGCTAAGAAGTTTTCTCGTGGACAGGGGAAGCCGATATGAGAAGATTTTGTGGTTGCCAAAAGAGATCTTTCTATAATAGAATACGCAACTTTATTTTAAAAAAATTATTAACATTCTTTAGTAGAATGGAAAATAAATTATGGAGAGAATTGTATGTTCTTAAATCTACGAAACCTTGTACCTGTAATCAGAACAGAAGTATGCAAGAATTTACGAAAAGAGTATCAGCACAATCTCCTAACCCAGATATGTTCAATCATTGCGTTGTTAATGATGATAAGGATTATACCTAATGAAACAAAGACACGATGACTTACTGGCTAAACACGCTAAAGAAATATCTAAAGAGAAAAAGAACAAAAGTATATTTAAAAATTTTGGCGTTGTGGATACTTATAATCATGGCACTACAGGATATAGGATAAAAGAAGGCAGCAACAAAGATAAGGTTGTTGGTCATATTAAACTTAAGGAAAAAGAGATATGAAGATAGATTTGAAATGGATTCTTGGAGTGTTTGGAACAGTTTTGTTGTCTCTATCTACCTGGGTGTTACTAAGTGTAGTTGAATTAAAAGAAGATACTTCTTTAATTAAAGGAGAGCTATTTCAAATTAACCAACAGTTTGGTAGAGTATATAATCACATGAATGAAATGTTAAGAAAGCCAAGTTATTAATGAGCTGTATCTATAAATTATACATGGGTTTTTGTTGCTTGTTACAAGACTGCAAATGTATCAACAGCGAAAGAGAAAAAACAATAGATCATATAAATGCTTTTAAGTATATTGGTTTGTAATGGTAAAAAAAGTTTATCAAAATCCTAAAGGTGGTCTCAATCAAAAAGGTAGAGAATACTTTAATCGTAAAGAAGGATCTAATTTAAAAGCTCCTGTTAAATCTGGTACAAATCCAAGAAGAGTTAGCTTCGCTGCAAGGTTCGGCAACATGAAAGGTTCTTTGTTAAATAAGAATGGAGATCCCACTAGATTAAAACTAGCATTGAAAGCATGGGGGTTTGGCAGTAAGGAAGCTGCTAGAAAGTTTGCTGCACGCCATAAGAAAAGCTAATGCGTAAAAAAAAAATAAGAGAATTTATTGTAGGTAACTGCGGTATCTGCAACAAGGAACATAGAACCACCAATGGCGGTTGGATTATCAATGCAGAAAAGAAACTATTTTGCCATGGTTTTTGCTTTAATCTTTATGTTGATAATGCTACTATAGGAAGATTAACTAATCCACCAAGGAGAAAGACATATGCCACTAACTACCAAAGGTAAAAAAATGATGAGTGCCATGAAGAAAGAATATGGCATGAAAAAAGGTGAGTCTGTTTTTTATGCTACGATTAAAAAGAAAAAACTAAAAGGCATGGAAAAGAAATCAGGCAAATCATTTCAATCCTTATTAATGAAAGGTTAAAAAGATTAATTATAACGATTCCTTAATCGTATTATAATCTTCCCAAATTCTTTTTCCTTCTTGCCAAAACCTTTTCTTTTCATATTTCATTTTAAGATGATGCACGATGGTGGAGTGATCTCTTTCTCCTATAAACATAGACACAGAGTTTAGGGAAATATTTAATACTTCTTTAATTAAATTAATAGCAATGGATCTGGCTTGCACCAAAGACATTAATCGTTTATTAGAAATAAAATCTTCTTTGCTAACTTGATATAAATCACAAACCTTATCTACAATATCATTGCCAATGGTAATTCCTGTTTCTGTTATTTTATTGGAATGATTTTTATTAATGTATTTAACTCTAACAATTTCTTTGCTGAATTGATTAGACTCCAATCTATCTATTTGCTTTCTATGTTTTATTCCTAAGTTATATCCATTCCTGGCAGCAGTTAGATAAATAGTTTTCTCTCTTGCTGTAAGATTTTCGTAAGGGGTAAAGTTTAATACTTGTTGTAGTTCTTCGTTTTGTTTTTGGTTAAGCATAGTATCCTCTCTAGTTGTTTCACAACTTGTCGTTGTTTGTTTTTTTTGTTTTACAATTACTATCTATTAGACAATAATTGATCTTCTGTTTGCATTACTTTGTTCATCAACTGAATAGATTGTTGATGATACTTGTTAGCTTTAGACTTTAACTGTAGAAACTTATCATGTTTCTTTTGCTGCAAGTCTTTCAGCTTTTGCAAACGAGTTCTTAGATCCATTAGAATCCTCCTTTGTTATTTTAGTTCTCTCTATCTTGAGATTACTAACCTTAACTTCTACAAAAGTACCTCGTTCTCCTTTTATAGCGTTCTCTTCGTTCTCGTATTCTTCCACATAAGAAAAGAAACAAGTACCGAATACAGTTTTTTTAATCACAATTTCACCCTTTTGTCTATATCTTTTTATGTAATTCTTTAGCCATATCTAAATAAATACTAGCATCCAAATAACTATCTGCTTTAAATTTCTCTGTGGTTCGTAACATCTTTAACATAACCATACATTGTGCTACTTGGTGTGGTTTAATATCTTTATGAAGATGATCCTTTAATACAACAGACCAGAGCATAGCCAATAAATTAAAATTGACTTCATAGTTTCCATACTCAGAATTTTTCTGCTCACGCAGTTTGTTTTTGATTTGCTCTTCTAAATTTATAGTTTTGTTCATACTCTATCTCCATGTGTGTTAGTTTTGCTTGCAAAGCACTAAGCGTTGCAAATGGTGTGTCATCTCCGCTAAGATCCATTCTTGTTTCCATTGCTAGTTCTACTAGCTCCTTTAATGTTTGTATTTCTTTTAAATGTAACATTCTTTCTCCTTTTGTTTTTACTCTCCTGTGGGAAAACAAAATTTATAGCCAAATAGAAAGGGGAAAGTGGCTAAAAAAACCCACAGGAGAATGAGATTCAAATCAATTAAAATTGATTTTTGAACCCTGTATTTGTTTTAGCATAAGATGGCTTTGCCGCAAATGCTTTTTGTTGATATCCACCAGCAGGTTTAGCAGCACTATTAGATGGTTCAAGGATTATTGTTAATCCACCCACATCTGTTTTGCTGGGAAACGCAGCTTGCTTCCACCACGTTCCGTCTGGCATTTTTACTCCGATAGTCCAATTCTTCCCTTCAGGGGAATTTGGATTCGTTGGACCAATTAGAGTTGGTAAGTTGCTGCCGTCTGTATACTTGGGGTTTGGTACTAGGTTAATGTAGATTTTCTCTGACATTTTTATTTGCTCCTTTTATTGTGCCAATTATTTATGGCTTAGTTGTTCCATACGACTTTCATAAACTTTTTTTAGTTCTGAAAGTGCGTTTGGATTTTTATGTTGAAGATATTTAATTTGATCTGCATACACAGTATCTTTAAGATGTTTCAATCTTGGAAGATGTATTGCTTGTGCAAATTCATTTTTTATATCTTCTATATTAACATCAATCTCTTCAACTTGTTGCTGAGTTTGACTAATGTTATCACTAGCTTTCACTTGTGATTCTTTTTTAGATTTGAATGGTTTTGCTTCATACCCATCCTCGTAATCCATCCCTGTCTTTAAATTAAGTGCATTGAGGAACGCATATTTTTTAGCATAGCTCATTCCATTACCAGTGCCAAACTTATCTAAGTTTCCCATGGCACTACATCCATTAATCTCAATATAGTCTGTTGGATTATCAATATCATGTATTTTCATAAAGCAAGTTACCATGACATAACTATCTGTAAGTTCATTGCTGTAAGTACACACAGGATATAAGCCATTAGATAGCAATGCTTCCATAGCAACCTTCTGTACTTCATCATGTTGCAATGGGTTAAAGTGCATCCCTGGAACTCTTTTTCCTTTGACTACCCCTGTTGCTTCGCAAGCAGCTTTATGTAGTTTTTGGTATATGTTTTGTTTCATTTTTTTCTCCTATCGTTTTATATTAAATGGGTTTTCAAAAATACTTGGATATTGATGAAACCATTTCATTTGTTTTTTTTGCCATTCAGATAAGCTATCCAAGTTAGCCACCATTAAAGTCATTAATAAAATAAAACTAATGACAATAATCTTTAATGTTCTTTTTAGTTTCTTTTGTTCTATTCTTTCTTGCCTGACCTGTTCGTAAAAACCTTTGAGCATATGATCCCTTTCACAATCAAATACAGTTTTATCTCTATTTCTTAATCGTTCTATGTGAGCTATCGTATTTTCATCAATCATTATATCCCCCATAATTGTTTAGCTATACCAACTTGCTCTTCAGTAAGATCAGAGTAATAGAAGTTTTTTAAATCTGGAGCTTCCACTAACTTTGCCATTTGACTTGCTTGACCTTTGCTGACCTCAAGTAAATTTTGTATGGTAAATGCTTTGTTTACTAATTGATGATAGTAGTATTCTAGTCTGTCATCTTCTGGTTCAAAGATTTTATATTCTTCTTGATTGACATAACCAAGATATCCTTTTTTACCTGTAGCTTTCCAATAGAACGCAACTTGCTTTAGATAGGTTTCTTCGCAATCATCAATCGTGTTAGGAAGTTTTTGTATGATTTGACCCATACCATTTTTATTTTTTCTAAAGTTAATTGGTTTTGATTTTAGTTCTAAAAATTTATTTTCAGATTCAAAATCAATACGACCCAAGATGTCTAAGATTAATCCTTGTGGTGTTACATGAACATATCGTTCTGATGTTAAAGGTTCATCACCAAATACTTCTTTGACTAACTTTAATGTTTGTTCAATAGATGCTTTGCACGATGGTATCATATCAATTCTACATTGTTCATCTCGTTCATCTTTTGGTTCGTTATTATTGATGATTGCCAATTCATGTTCAAAAATTTTATCAAACAATTCTGGTTTCACTTCTTCTTTTTCAGCAGCTTTAAAAATATATTTAGATAATAATCTTTGTGCTACATTTCCGCACAACGCACCATAGTATGCTTTATAACCTACTTTGTTTTGCCTACGCATTGCTTGTGTACTACAAACATAACTGATGATGTATTTTTGGATGGGGATATTAAGACTAGATGGTGAGAAATGGTCATAAGATTCTCCACCACTTAATTGTGATCTTATTGTATTAGCTAGTTGTTCATTCATTTTGTTTTCCTATTTTGTTTTTTATTATCCACACTAATAAAGATAAAGATTGTGCTTGTCAATAGGCAAAAAGTATATATACATTAAGGTTATTTAACAATTAAACAAAAAAGGAAAATTACATGACACTAAAAGAGTACCTAGATGAAAATAATATATCTAGTTTAATTGAAGCCGCCAAGTTTTTTAATTTGCCTGGCAAAAATCCTAGCACCAATATCATGCGTTATATTCGTGGAACTAGAATACCCCATCAGGAAATAATGAAAGTTATTTTTAACAAAACAAATGGAAAGGTTACACCTAATGACTTCTACCAAAAAATCTGGAGTAAATAAATTTCCTTATTCAAGAATAAAAGTTTATTGGAATGATATTCAAACTCATTCTGATTGGATTTCTATTTCTGACATTGAGGAATACAGCACAGCTAGTTGTGTTGATGAGGGTTTCTTATGGAAGAAAGATAAATCAAGAATATGGATATTTAGTTCTTATTCTAAAAATGAAGATGGCAGTTATGATGTGGCAAATGTTACTTGCTTTCCCAAAGGATGTGTTACGAAAATAGAAAGGATTAAGTAATGAATGAAGAAGAAATGAAAAGGATCATCGAAAGCCAGATCAATAGTTTAATCATGCTAGAGAAGCAGATCGCAGATATTCAAACGCAATTAAAAATTCTGCAAGAATTAATCAATGAGTTAAAACCTCATGGTTAAATTAAAAAATTCAACGCATGATTTTTATGAGATCACTAGATTGAATAAAGAAGTTTGCTTGGAGGTAGTTAAAAAGATTGAGGATGAGTTTCCTAAATTTAAAATGGACCACTTGGTTTATATCTATCAAATGGCTTTGCACGACTACTTTACCAATGAACAATTAAAAAAACTTGTATTGCACCTATCCAAGAATGAAGTCAGCAAGAAATTATAATATGGCTAGAGATACATACGCATTTTCTAATGGAGTTTATAACGATTGGCATAGAAAGTATGAGGGTATCGCCATGATTGATATAGATAGCGTTGAGGTATGCAAGTATTGTTATGAGCCATTAGCTATTATTGAAACCTCTTACTATCGTGGTCATACAAACAAGGCAACTAGACTTACCAAAGAGATAGCGAAGCGATGTAATGTTCCAGCTTATATGCTGTTCTATTATGAGCTTGAAACCCCTGCTAAACCACCTGAAGAACGAGCAAAACACCCTCAAATTTTACGATATGACCCTAGATATGACATAGACCTTAGGTTTGTTTGGAGGAACTTATTTGAGTACCATATTGCTTATAAGGAAACAGATCAGAATGAATGGTTAGAAGAATTAAATATGTTGCATAAAAGACACAGTAAGGAGTGTATAAAGTGGCAGAAATAAGGCAGAACTACGATAGTTCAAGATCATTTTTATTATTAACCTATAAATTATATCATCATTTGGATAAGGTTGGTGGTGTTAATAAAAGTAATTGCCTTAATGTATTCTTATCCTTGTTAAAATATGCTTGGAAGAAAAACAATTATCATTGTGGTTTAAGGCATTCTAAAATAGCTTTAGACACTGGCTTATCTAGGACCACTATTTATAGAACTTTAATGCTTTTAGAGAAGTTAAATATTCTTAAAACTATTAAAGGAAAGTCAGGAAAAAGCTATTCTATAAACACCGCATTTTTAAACACTGAAAGAGCTACTATGTTTAAATCTGAAACAAATAAGTTTAAATCTGAAACAAGGTATGTTTCAAATCCACCGACATTAGAAGAACAATATAAATCAATAAGCAATATCTCTAATTCTAAGATAGATGATATCATATTAAAAAATAGGTCAAGCAAGGATAGATTGGTTGATGAGCTGATTAAACACTGCACACTTGAAGAACTAAAAGAAGATAAAAAGAATGTCTATTATTGTGGTTTAGCTATTGCCGATTATGATAAGAAGCGAGATCAGGAATTTGTACCGCCAGAAAAAATTATAAATGCCTTGAAAAATGTAGGTGGCAAAAAATCTAATGCTTTTTATAGAGCAAAGGTGGCTCATAATAAGAAATTCAATCTTGATTGGAAAGGCAACCCAAAAAAATGAGAGGTGGATATAAAAACCAAAGGATATGTTGCGAAGCTATTACTAGGAAGAGTATTAGAGAGGGTAATCCAAGAAAATGTAGAGCCAAAGGTTATTTTACTCCAAGCGTTATGGGTTATCGCTGTATGTTTCATGGTGGTTTATTTAGCCATGACTTTTACACAAGGAAGTATAAAGGATTGTTTAAAAACAATAAAATTAGTATAGAAGTAAAGGTAAAACGATTAAAAAATCTTAAAAATTTTAGAGATCTAAGTGATGAAAAAATTAAACAATACATTAGAGAAGAAGAAGCAAGATCTAATACTTTCGGATACAGAACAAAATACTTTACTAGAAAACTTAGTAGCTGGAAATCTCGTTATAGAAGAGGCAAGACGATTAAAGATCAAATTGAAAACTTTATACGACTTTGTGGAAGCAAACCCAAAGTTTAAAGAACAGTTTTTAAAAGCACAGGAAATAGGAATTAAAACCCTTGTTGAACTATTGTTAGAAGCATTTAACCAAGATCATCAAGAAGTAGATGCGAACAAGCTCCTCTTCCTTAGAGAGCGTAGTAATTACTTGCGTTGGCTAGCACCAAAAATATCTAGTTTCTTCCAAGAGAAGAAAAACCTAGATATTAAATCGGATGGAGTATTAAGGGTTATGTGGGAAGATACTACGACTGAACAAGATATTATTGATATTACTAATGAGATAGAATCTAAAAATTCTATCCCATTAGATAACAAGGGAACTGATTAATCTTTTTCTGATTGTTCCATTACATAAGAAATTATATCATCGCTGTCATATTTTTTAAGCAACTCATCTAATATATCTCTCATCTTTTTCTTATGTAAACGATCTTTATTCCTGGAATGATTATAGAAATGTGCTTCGTTAAGTTCGGTCATTATGCTACCTCTTTTTGCTGATTGTATTTATGTTTTTTATTTATTTCTATTGCTAATGAACTAATTTTTTGTGATGTTTTAGATCTTACATTAAACTTTTTTTCTAGTTTAAATTCAGTATCCCAAATATCAAGCAAAGAAATAAAACCATTTTTATTTTTAGAAATTTTATCAAATTTTTTGCAGATAAAATTAATCATTTTTAATTCTTTTTTTTCTTTCTCTTTCATTATGCAACCTCCTTTTCTTTTATTTCTTGTATATCAGCAATATCCCACTCAAGTACTTCTTCAAATTTAAAAGCGTCTGGTCCATGGCTACTCCATAAATCTTGTGTTTGATGAATAGCATTTTCGCTGTTATCAGCTTCAACGATTGTTGAGTAGGTATTTGTTTCAGTTACCCAAACTCTATATTGTTTTTTCATTGTTTTATTTCCCTTTCGTTTATTGTTTAATTATCTTTATATGTCCAAGTAGTCCTAAAATCCCATTTACTGTTAAAGATACCGATATCTTTTAACTTTAAAAAAGATTTAACATATTTTTTATATGCTTTATTACTTGATTTATTTGGAAACGATTTATCATAAGCTATGTTATGAAACATATTTTGATGTTTCAAAAAAGCGTCTACAGATCGTTTATTTTTATAATCAATATCAATTATTGTTGGCTTGTCTGATAACCCTCCTGTGTGCATATCACCAGCAATAGATTTTATTTTAAGTTTAAACATTTTATTTTCCTTTCCTTTTTTTGTTTTAGTTTTTGATTATACTTAAATCTAATAATACCATTAGCATTTAAGCAATTTAACAAAGTTATTTTGCATAACTCAATCAAATATTGTTTTTGTTTATTGGTTTCTACTATCATCATTGTTATTTTTCCCATTTAAAGATTAAATTTAAAATAGGATATACAACGCAAAGCATAAATATAAAAAATATTAAAACGATAAATACAGCCATATTACGCAACCTCCCTTTCCTCGTGTTCTATTGGTGTTAAATCACAATCTAGCTGCCAAATAATTATATTAATTATTTCTTCATCATTAACTGTAATAGAAGCTCCATCAAACCAATCTAAATACCAGTATTCAACTGATTGAATATTTTTTTCATTATCTGTATAAATCCTAAACTCATCACTAGGACCACCCCAGCTTAATTGCCAACGATAATAGCCATCTTTTTGATTATCAAAGGTATTAGGCACAACATAGTCCCAGCTTAAACCATATTCAGACAACCATGTTGAAAGATCAATATTTTGATTATTGTATGCTTCTCTCAAATCTTTTAATCTTGATTGATAATTTTTATTTACAAGATCAATACATTTTTTTTGTTTTTTCATTTTGTTTTCCCTTTCTTTTTTTTTGTTTATTTGTTTAAATAATTTTCATTTCTGTAAATAAGTAAGCCAGAAAATAATCCAGATTGAGTTTTAATTAAAGTATAACCTTGATTTTCCAATTTACTTTTTTTTATTTCAGCTTTTTTAATGCTAGTTAAATCTCTATCGTTCCAACTAACATATTGTATTTTTGTTTTATAAGTAGTCATTTTGTTTTTCCTTTTTTTGTTTTTGTTTTATGTTTATAACCTTTTTGTATATAGTCAATAAGATTATTTTGATCTTCTTTTAATTGTTTTGTAAGTACCAGCATAAACATATTCAACTCCATACTTTTTCATGGATTCAATGAAATTTAATGCTGCTGTTTTATTTTTGTGCATAGCTTTTTCACCAGATTTATAAGTCTGTTCAAAGTCAGACACTTTTCCGCTACTCCATTCTATCTTTTGTATTACTGTTTTATCAGTTTTACATTCTGTTAAGTGGTGTATCATTTTTTTTTATCCTTTCTTTGTTTTTGTTTATGCTCTCAACTTACCATATTGGTTATAATTAGATAAGTCAAGAGCATTATTTTATTTTTATTTATTGTTTTTAATGTAGTTTAAAGCCACCTTAATAGCTTCTTTAGCTTGTCTTTTTTTTAAATTATGGACAGCTTGTATTGCTTCAATACTTCTATCGTTCACAGGTAATTCATGTTCGTAATGACCTGTTAATAATGAAGCCACACAAAAAGATATATTTTTATCTTCGTGGAAGCTAAATTGCCATGAATTGTTATCCATATTATTTCCTTTCGTTATTGGTTAATTGTTTCAAAGTTAATTTTGATATAATTTTGGACAATCTTTTTAAATTGTTCCAAAGATATATCTTTAAAAATGCTATCTTGAGCTTCGCATTGTTTTTTCAAATCAATATATCCTTGATCTGTTGTTGGTATTAAATCTATGTTCATTTTGTTTCCTTTCTTTGTTTGTTTAACCATTATGGATATTATTATTAAAGTTTAAATTAAAAAGCAATAGTTAAAATAAAAAATATTTATTGACAAAGTGTCGCACATAAAAGGACCAATTAAGGAAAGGTAAAAAGGATAAAAGAAAATATTAAAAGAAAAGTATAGAACGATTGAGAGGTTAAGAGATTGAAAAGATTAAGAGGGTTAAATGTTGAAAGGGTTAAAATGTTGAAAAGATAAAAAGTTTAAAAGGTTAAAAGTTGCTATTCTTATACTCAGCTTCATTCAAAAACAAATAGCATTATATATCGGCATTACATTCAATCAGCTTACCAATAGGCAAACTGTTTAAGATTTCCGATAATCATAATTTATCGGAAGTAATATAATTGAATAAATGATTGCTTGTGTGTGCGATTGTATGCAAAAATCAAGATTGGATAGGCGGGTATACCCCTTTAAGACTCCGCATTTTATTATATATATATACATGGGATTTTTCCACACCCATATCCAGTCACACTCACCCCCATATCCACAAAACAACCCACCCCCTTTTCTTTGCTAGACCTCCCTTTTAAAATAATTTACTACAAGATATATGGAATACGATAGCGACAATATACAATCTGTAGTATTTATAGAACCTGAGACTAATAATGTTATTATTAAAATCACAGGTTTTCCTAATAAGGATATAGCAAATCTATATGTTACTTGGATTATGGCAGAGCTATCCTTTGATTTTACACCAATGAATGGAACGATAGATACGAAGATACACTAATGGATGCTAAGATACCCTATACTCCTAGGAAACATCAAATATACATACACCATAATATTGCTAACCACAGATGGTCTGTATTAGTTTGCCATAGAAGATTTGGCAAAACAGTCTGTATGATTAATCAATTAATCAAATCAGCTTTACTTTCTGGATTGAAGAACCCTAGGTATGCCTATATTGCACCCACCTTCAAACAAGCAAAGTCTATTGCCTGGGATTATATGAAACAATTTACCAACCACATACCAGGAGTAAAGTTTAACGAAACAGAACTAAGGGTAGATTTTCCTAATGGTGCAAGAATAACCCTACTAGGATCAGAGAATTGCGATGGTTTACGAGGTATCTACTTAGATGGTTGTGTCATTGATGAGTATGCCAATGTAACAGAACGATTGTTTCCAGAGATTATACGACCTGCTTTATCAGATAGAAAAGGATATTGCGTATTTATTGGTACACCACAAGGAATGAATAATAACTTTTATGAACTATACCAACACGCACAAGGAGCAGAAGATTGGTTTCATTACAAAGCAAAAGCATCAGATACCAAAATAGTAGATCCAGATGAATTAGAAAAAGCAAAAGAAGTCATGGGAGAGAATAAATATAAGCAAGAGTTTGAATGTGATTGGATTGCCAATATTGAAGGTGCTATTTATGGAGAGGTTCTAACAGAGATGGAAGATAAAAGGCAGCTACACAGAGTACCTTATGATCCTGCTTTGCCTGTCTCTACTGCTTGGGATTTAGGAGTATCTGACCATACAGCTATTATCTTCTTTCAGCAATTAGGAAGTGCTATTAATATTATTGATTACTATGAGGAACGAGGTCAAGGATTACCGCACTACATAGAGGTAGTGAATAGCAAGGATTATATTTATAAGGATCATTATGCTCCACACGATATTGAAGTCATGGAGTTCAGCAATGGCAAAACCAGAAGGGAAGTAGCTTATCAATTAGGTGTAAGGTTTAAGGTAGTTCCTAAACTTCCATTAGAAGATGGCATCCATGCTACCTTGATGACCCTGCCTAGATGCTGGATAGATACAGATCATTGCAAAAAACTAATAGATGCGTTAAGACATTACCACAGAAAATATATAGACAAGAACAGGATGTTCAGATCTAAACCTGTACATGATTGGAGTTCACACGCTTGTGATGCCATGAGATATTTATCTGTAGGAATTACAGAATTAAATACTAGACAAAATGCTCCACAAAATGTAGCAGATAATGAATATAGTATTTTATAAAAGGAATTTATTATGGGAAGTTTATTTAGTCCAAAGATGCCAGCACTACCCCCAGTTCAACCTTTGCCTGAACCGCCGAAGGCAGAACTAAGTGCAGAAGAGAAACAAAGGATAGCGGATGAACAAGCTGCTATGGAGCGTAGAAGAAAAGGTCGTAAGTCTACTATTCTAACTGGACCTTTAGGTATTGAAACAGAAGCAACCACAGAAAAGAAAACTTTATTAGGAGGATAATATGGCAATTAAGAAAATAATTAAAATGGCAAAAGAAATCATTAAACCAAAAAAAGAAAAACCTTTAGAATTAAAAAAGGAACAAGCAAAAGAAACTAAATCAGAAACAGTATCAGAAAATACTAGCTCCTTAACTAGGGAGACAAACTAACATGGGTGCAGTAGCAGCAATAACAAAACCATTTATTAAACAAAAAATGCAAGAAGCTCCTAAACCAGCTACAACACCACAACCAGTTACTCCTACGACTGCAGAAGTTTCGCAAAGTGAAGCTACAGCCGCAGATGGTACTGGAGCTATGTCAAGAAAAGTAAAACGAAAAGGAAGATCAGCTACGATATTAACTTCATCTACAGGAGTAGACCAAAGCGTTACATTAGGTACACAAAGTTTATTAGGCGGATAATGGCAAAAACAGAACTAAGCAAAAGTTTATTAAAACGATTTGATCGTCTGAAAGCTCAGCGTCAAAACTGGGAATCGCATTGGCAAGAAGTAGCAGACTACATGATGCCAAGAAAGGCAGATGTAACTAAATCCAGATCCAAAGGAGATAAGAGAACAGAATTAATTTTTGATTCTTCTCCTATGCAATCTTTGGAATTATTAGCAGCATCACTTCATGGTATGCTGACGAACCCATCCACTCCTTGGTTCTCTTTACGATTCAAAGAAGATGGAATGGAAAATGAAGATGAAGCAAAAGAATGGCTAGAGTCTGCAACAGAAAGTATGTATGCCGCATTTAATCGTTCTAACTTCCAACAAGAAATTTTTGAATTATACCACGACCTGATCACCTTTGGCACAGCCGCAATGTTTATTGAAGAGGATGAAGAAGATATTATTAAATTCTCTACGAGACACATTAATGAAATTTATATTTCTGAAAATGATAAAGGAAGAATAGATACAGTATTTAGAAAATTTAAAATCTCTGCAAGAGCAGCATTACAAAAGTTTGGACAAGATGCGTCAGACAATATTGTAACTACTGCTAGAAAAGATCCATATGAAGAAATAGAGATACTGCATGTTGTATATCCAAGAGCTGATTTTGATCCTAAGAAACAAGACAAAGCCAATATGCCTTTTGCTTCTTGTTATATTGAAGCTGGCACAGGCAATGAATTATCTATGTCAGGATTCAAAGAGTTTCCTTTTGTAGTACCTCGTTACTTAAAAGCATCTCACGAAATTTATGGAAGATCTCCAGCGATGACTGCTTTACCTGATGTGAAGATGTTAAATGAAATGTCTAAGACAACGATTAAAGCAGCTCAAAAACAAGTTGATCCACCTTTGCTTGTTCCTGATGATGGATTTATTTTACCTGTACGAACTGTTCCTGGTGGACTGAACTTTTATAGATCTGGAACAAGAGATAGAATTGAACCACTCAACATTGGTGCAAATAATCCATTAGGATTAAACATGGAAGAGCAAAGAAGAAACTCTATTCGTAATGCGTTCTATGTAAACCAACTGATGATGCAACAAGGTCCTCAAATGACAGCAACAGAAGTCATCCAAAGGAACGAAGAGAAAATGAGATTACTAGGACCTGTGCTTGGTAGATTACAATCGGAATTGTTAAAACCTCTGATTGATAGAGTGTTTGCGATTATGATTAGAAAAAATATATTCTTACCTGCACCAGAATTTCTAGCAGGAAAAGATATTGAAATTGAATATGTATCACCACTTGCTAAAGCTCAAAAATCTTCAGAGCTACAATCTATTATGCGTGGTATAGAAATTATGGGATCACTTGCGAATGTTGCTCCTGTATTTGATTATATTAATTTTGATAAACTAGTGAAACATTTATTAGATATTGTAGGTGTGCCACAAAAAGTTTTAAAACCACAAGCACAAGTCAATTCGGAAAGACAACAAAAACAACAACAACAAGAACAAGCTATGCAAATGCAACAGATGCAACAAATAGCACAAGCAGGAGGACAAGTAGCACCATTGGCAAAAGCATTGCCAGAGGAAGCAAAACAATTAGTATCAGGGGAGTAATACATGGATCATTTAAAACAATTAAAGATTAGCTATAAAAATATTTTTGAATCAGATGATGGAAAGTTAGTCATGTCTGATTTAGAGAAACGATGTCATTATCATGCTACTACTAATGTAAAAGGAGATAGCCATGAAAGTGCATATATGGAAGGACAACGCAGCGTTCTTCTATTTATGAAACAAATGCTGCTAAAGGAAAACACTAATGTCAAACGAACAGATAACGGAGAATAATTCTTCGCCTGTAGAACAAGAGACAACACAACCAACTACAACTTCTACAGAAACAACAGCACCAACAGAAGATACATTAATATCTTCTACAACCAATACAACAGCTCAAACTTCTAAATCTTGGAAAGAAATTATTAGTGAAGAGTACAGAAAGAA